GTGCGGTTGATCCAGGTTCATTCCAACCGAAGATTGGCTTCAAGACACGTTACGGCATGGCACCGAATCCATTCGCCAAGGGCACAACTGCTGCTTCGACAACAGCTGTTCTTGAGCAAGATTCGAACAAGTACTATCGTCGCGTTCTTGTTAACAACTTGATGTGATATAAGAGTTGGAATAACCAACCTAAAAACTGGAAGGGGAGTCGAAAGGCTCCCCTTCTTTTTGGCATGTACAATATATAAATAGTGTGTATAATGGATATTGCAGCCAAAGGAAAGATATGACAGCCGTCAATGATATAAACAAAAACTTTCTGTCACCTTTAGGCTACAAGTTTACCCTTGCGCGAGCACCTGCGCTCAGTTACAATGTACAGAACATTCGTTTTCCTGGCGTGCAGATGAGTAACGGAGAAAGCCCGACTCCGTTCGTGCCGATTCCAGTGACTGGCAAGCTTACTTATAGTCCTCTCGATATTACGTTTCGTCTGAACGAAGATATGACAGATTATCTCGAGATCTATAATTGGATGGTGGCTCTGGCATCGCCTGTTAGCTTTGACGCTTATAAAGCTGTACAGAATTCACGGGCCGGCTCGACAGGAACACTCTACTCCGATCTGAATTTACAGATCATGAATAGTAGTATGAACTCGAATATTATGATTACTTTCTATGATGCATTTCCAGTGAGTATCGGAGATATTGAGTTTAATAGCACAGATACTAGTGTCAATTATATAGAATGTAGTGTAGAATTTAAATATCTAAGGTATGATATCGAAGTTTTATAGGATTTATTATGAAAATTGATGACATTTATGCAGAATGGGAAAAGGATTCCCAGATCAATCGCTCTGAGCTTGGTGATGAAGCTCTTAATATTCCAAAACTTCATCACAAGTATTTCAAGATCTTTACGCATGAGCGTCTCTTGCTTCGTAAACAAGAAGCAGAATTTAAGCAACTCAAGCTCGAGAAGTTGGAATTCTTCACGCTCGGGCCGACAGAAGAATCTCATGAGAAAGGTTGGCGCTTGCCACCACAAGGTAAAATACTCAAATCTGAAGTGAATAACTATATAGAAGCAGACAAGGATATAGTGAATCTATCATTGAAACTCGGCATTCAGCACGAGAAGATTGATCTGCTTGAGTCTATCATTAAGTCTCTCACGGCCCGCGGTTTTAATATTAAAGCCGCAATCGAGTGGGAGCGTTTCAAGGTCGGTATTTAATGAGTTCAGTGCACCTTAAATTTATTAATAATGTTCACGTCAAAGTAGAGGCAGAGCCATCGACCATTATGGAGTTGGCAGATGCCTTTACGTTCTATGCTGAGAACTATAAGTTCCATCCAAAGTATCGAGCCAGAATGTGGGATGGTAAGATTCGTCTCATTAACAATCTGACTGGATACGTATATGCTGGATTGGCAAGACATATTAAAAAGTTTTGTGATGCTCGAAACTATACATTCTCATTTGATGAAGAGATGTACTATGATGGTGTATCTGAACACGAATTGAGGGAATTCATAAATACTCTCGGAATTCCTGAAAAGTATGCAATTCGAGACTATCAGTTTGATTCTATTTTGAAGTGCATTCGATCAAATCGAAGAACATTGGTATCACCGACTTCTTCTGGTAAATCATTGATGATTTACATTCTGATGAGATGGTATCAGAAGCACAAAGGTTTGATTATCGTTCCTACGATTGGATTGGTGAATCAGATGGAGAGTGACTTTCGAGATTATGGCTATACAGGCGATATTCATATGTCGACTCAAGGACTGAACAAGTCGAACGATATCGAAGCTGAACTTGTTATTACCACGTGGCAGTCACTCAATAATGGTAAGAATAAGATGCCAAAACCTTGGTATCAACAGTTTGGAGTCGTATTCGGAGATGAAGCACACGGAGCAAAGGCATCTTCACTTATACAAATTCTTAGCAGTCTAACTGGTTGCAAGTATCGATTCGGCACAACTGGCACTCTTGATGGCACAGCCCTTAACGAGACAACAATCGAAGGTCTCTTTGGTCCAAAATACAAAGCCGTCAGCACAAAAGAGCTCATGGATCAAGGATACGTATCCAAACTCAAAATCAAATGCATTGTCTTGAAGTATTCTGAACAAGCAAGCAAAGAGCTCAAAGGAAAAACATACCAAGAAGAAATCGATTTCCTGATCGGTAGTGACTCTCGGAATAAGTTCATTCGCAACCTCGGACTCTCTTTAAAAGGTAATAAGCTTGTTTTCTTTCGAATCGTAGATCATGGTAAAACACTTTATGATCTCATCACGAAGAGTACAGATCATAATGTTTTTTACATCGATGGCTCTGTTAGCGGTGATATGCGAGAATCTATACGAAAGGCTATTGAAGAAGAAGAAAATGCTATTCTTCTCGCCTCGCTAGGAACGACATCGACAGGCGTAAGTATCAATCGACTACATCATATGATTGCTGCTTCTCCTTCGAAGTCAAAGATTAAAGTTCTACAGTCCATCGGTCGTATGCTTCGATTGCACGAAGAGAAACAAGAACATGGCGCTATCTTATATGATATCGTCGACGATTTGTCTTACAAATCTCATCAAAACTTTACTCTCAAACATTTTCTCGAAAGAACGAAGATCTATGATACTGAGCAGTTTGACTATGAAATCTATAACGTAAAGGTTTAATTATGTTGAAAATATTACACATGATTAGCGGAAACACCCTTATCGGACAAGTTGAAGAAAATGAAAGCGAATATATTGTTACACATCCGTTCTTAATGGAAATCGTCGAAGACTCAAACGAAGGTTCTGGTGTTCGTATGGATTATTTGTTAGCGTTTTCGAAAGATAACTGTGTACATATAAAGAAAAATGTTGTACTGTATGACTATAATCCTTCAGATAGAATGGAAGAATATTATAGCAGACTCGTTCAATTCACGACCAAACGTGAGAATGATATTATTCTAAAGCAAACCCTCGAGAATATGGATGAGATGGATAGTAGATTTAAATCTCTTCTATCACAAAAACTCATAGGAAAAAGTACAGTAAATTGAGAAAGTTTAAATGATGATCAAAAAGAAATCGACTAGCCATTATATTGACAATAAATTGTTTTATACAGAGATGGTCAAATTCTGGAATTCTTGTCAAGAAGCGAAGAAGAATGGCGAGCCGAGACCAGAGATTCCAGAATATGTAGGTAAGTGCATTATGTTGATTGCTCAACGTTTGTCAACTCGACCTAACTTTATTGGATATTCTTATCGCGAAGAGATGGTAGGAGACGGTATTGAAAACTGTCTGACATACATTCATAACTTCAATCCTGAAAAATCTACCAATCCATTTGCTTACTTTACTCAAATCATTTACTATGCATTCTTACGTCGAATCCAAAAAGAAAAGAAACACACATATATCAAGCACAAAGCTTTTGAGAATAGCATGATCATGAATACACTCGTGGATATGGCGCCAGAAGATCGATCACACTTCAATGCCGCGTTTATCAATGTATCAGAAAAGCTAGGTGAATTAGTGGAGAAGTTTGAAGCAAAGAAGCCGCCAAAGCCTGTTCAAAAGCAAGGCGTAGAGAAATTTATTGAGGATGAAGAAGATGAAGGATAATATTCCAACTCTGATTCAACAGATCAGAGAAAACATGCTGAATGAAAAAACTCCTGAACACATTCGGTATAACTATATGATTTCGATGGAACTCATTCGCGATTTTGCTGATGCATCTTTACGCGAATATCATAGTGATAAAAAGAAGATCTTTAAATGAAAATTGCTTTAATCACTGATACTCACTGGGGAGCTCGCGGAGACTCTGCTGCCTTCGCGGAATATTTTAATAGGTTTTATTATGAATACTTTTTTCCGTATCTTTCTACTAATGGTATTAGCCGCATTTTTCATTTGGGCGATATTGTTGATCGACGAAAGTATATCAACTTTGTTACAGCGAGAAATTTACGGCGATTCGTCGAACACTGTGATACTTCCGGAATCCGACTAGACGTTATTATTGGTAATCATGACACTTCGTTTAAGAATACGAACGAAGTGAATTCGATGCGCGAGTTGTTTGATCACTCGACGTATAACATACACTACTACTCAGATCCGGCAGAAGTCGATATCGACGGCTTGAGTATTGCCGTACTTCCTTGGATTTGTTCTGGCAACTATGATGAAAGCATGGAGTTTATCGATAAGACTTCTGCGCAAGTTTTATTTGGGCATCTTGAACTTGCTGGCTTCGAGATGTATAAGGGTGCAGTGAATGATCATGGATTTAGTGCTAGCATGTTTGATAAGTTTGATGTCGTGTGTAGTGGGCATTTCCATCATAAATCCACGCGCGGTAATATCAATTATCTCGGCGCACCCTATGAAATGTCTTGGTCTGACTATGATGATCCAAGGGGCTTTCATATATTTGACACGGACACTCGTGAGCTAACATTCATACAAAATCCATATAGAATGTTTCAGAAGTGGTTCTATGATGATGCCAAATGGACTAACTTCGAACAAATCAATCAATTCGATTTTAATTCGGTTAAAGGTAACTATGTGAAGGTCATTGTCAAGAATAAGAACAATCCTTTCTGGTTCGATACATATATCGATAAGCTCGAGAAGGCAGGTGCTCTTGATATCCAAGTGGTCGAAGACAATCTCAATCTTCAATTGGAAGATGACAGTGACATTGTCAATGAAGCGGAAGACACGCTTACAATCCTCACCAAAGTAGTCGATCAGTGGGAAACTCCTGTAGATAAAAAAAGATTGTACAATTTCTTAACAACGCTGTATGGTGAAGCTTTAAGTGTGGAGTAATCATGATTCATTTTAATAAACTCCGTTGGCAGAATCTTCTGTCAACTGGAAATCAGATGACTGAGGTCCAACTAGATCGTAACAAGTCTACACTTATCCTCGGTGAAAATGGCGCAGGCAAGTCGACGATCTTGGATGCGCTGTCTTATGTCTTGTACGGTAAAGCATTTCGCAACATCAATAAGCCTCAGCTCGTCAATTCGATGACAAATAAGAACCTTTTGGTTGAATGTGAGTTCCAGATAGGAAAAAACGCGTTTCTTGTGAAAAGAGGTATGCGACCCAACCTGTTCGAGATTTATCAAAATGGTGTACTAATTAATCAAAATAGTTCGAATAAAGATTATCAAGATTACTTTGAGAAGCAGATATTGAAATTAAGTTTTAAATCCTTCAGCCAGATCGTAGTATTAGGCTCTGCAAACTATTTGCCCTTCATGCAGCTCCCAGCTCACGGGCGAAGAGAAGTGATCGAAGATCTTCTGGACATTCAAATCTTCAGTACGATGAACACTCTTTTGAAAGAGAAGGTCATTGAGAATCGTAATGAATTGGGAGAAATTGATCATAAGATTAACTTGATCGAGAATAAGATCGAGCTGGCAGAAAAGCATATCGTATCTCTTCGCACGAACAATGATGAATTGATCAAAGGCAAGCAAGGTATGATCGATGAACTCGAAGATCGCATAGCAGAGACTGAAGTTGTTATTCAAGATGTGTCTGATAGAATCCTATCTTTGAGTAAGCAAATCGAAGATTATGACAAGATATCGAAGCGAAAGATCAAGCTACGACAGATGGAGACTGATCTCGAGACTAAGATCCGTAAGTTTAAGAAAGAAATCTCGTTCTTCCATGATCATGATAATTGCCCGACCTGTCGTCAGGGCATCGATCATGGTTTCAAGGAAGAATGGATCAGCAATCGTATGAACAAGACGAGTGAGATCGAAAGTGCCATGGCCGAGATTGAGAGACAGATGGAAAGTATCGAGGAGCGTCTCAATCAGATCGCCGATATCAATACTCAGATCACGTCACAGAATACTCAGATTACTGGTCATAATGCAGACATTCGTTCTTGGCAAAATTCGATCAAGACTCTCAACGCAGAGATTGAATCGATTAAAAACAATACTCTCGCCATCGATACGAGCAATGACGACGTTGATACTTTCAAGAATGAACTGAAGAATACGAAGGCTCGCAAAGAAGAACTGACACACCATCGTCAGGTTCTTGAAGTTGCGGGCGTTCTGCTCAAGGATACTGGTATCAAGACGAAGATCATTAAGCAGTATGTTCCTGTCATGAATAAACTTATCAACAAATATCTCGCAGCCATGGACTTCTTTGTTCAGTTCGAATTGGATGAAAACTTTAATGAAACTATTAAGTCGCGTTACAGAGACGATTTCAGCTATGCCTCTTTCTCCGAGGGAGAAAAAATGCGTATTGATCTTAGCCTTATGTTTACCTGGAGGGCTATTGCTAAGCTCCGCAATTCTGCTTCGACCAACCTTCTCCTCATGGATGAAGTCTTCGACTCGTCGCTTGACGTCGGCGGTACGGAAGAATTCATGAAGATTCTCGATGGCTTGACACAAGATACGAACACCTTCGTGATCTCACACAAGGGTGATCAGCTCTATGACAAGTTCCACAGTGTAATCAAGTTCGAGAAGCATAAGAATTTTAGCCGCATTGCAGCATGAACGTTTAAAATTATAGTAGGATTATGAAATGATCAGAGACATCTTAATGCATACCGATCCTCTTTTGAAAGAAGAGATGCCGAAGTTTGACTTCGATAATCCAATCATGAATCCAGTCGAACTCTATAACGATCTTGCTGAGACGATGATCGATGCTGAAGGTATGGGACTCTCAGCCAATCAGATTGGTGTACGTACTCGTATGTTTGTCATGCGAGCAGAGAACGTCATCGGTGTGATCAATCCAAAGATTATCGACGTATCCTCAGAGATGGTGACACTCGAAGAAGGATGCTTAAGCTATCCTAACCTCTTCGTCAAGATTAAGCGACCAAAGTTTATTAAGGTTCGCTTCACTCATCCTGATGGCACGACTGAGACGAAGAAGTTTGATGGTATCACTGCTCGTGTGTTTCAACATGAACTCGACCATTTAAATGGAATCTCGCACACAAAGCGAGCGAATACATATCATATGGAACAAGCTAAAAAACTAGCGAAGAAAATAAATCGAAAAAGCGGTGTACTTAAACCGAAAAATGAGTTATCTTTAGAAGTACAACAAATGATGGATTGGTTAAAAGCATGAGTCAAGATTGGGTAAAAGATATTTCTGAGATGCACCAATATTATGGTGTTAATGAGAAGGTTCAAAACTTTGATACGGAGAAACTGAAGCAGTTCCTTCAATTTCGTATGTCGTTCCTCGACGAAGAACTGACGGAAACCAAGAACGCAGTTCTTAACAACGATGCAGAAGAAATCGTAGATGGTCTGATCGACCTTTGCGTGGTGGCCATCGGTACATTGGATTCGATGGGCATCAACTCGTACGAAGCATGGAATCGCGTTCTACGCGCAAACCTTCAGAAGCAGGTCGGCGTCAAGCCAGAACGACCGAATCCCCTTGGTCTGCCAGATCTGATCAAGCCCGTAGGTTGGAAGGCTCCGAGCCACGCTGACAACCATGGACTACTCACAAAACTCAAAAAATAGTTTTGTTTTCGAAAATAAGCATGTACAATTAATCCAATTCTTGGTATAGTGGACCTATAATCAAGAAGGAAATGATTATGACTGAGTTTACCAAACAAAATTTAGTTATCAGTGGCGATTATGTTTTTTACCAGCCTCCCGCTGATGACTCCTGCCAAGACCTCAGGTTTGTCGCTCGCTTCAAACATCGCGGACCGGTAACCAAGGCAAAGTTCATCAAGACTCTGATCAAACATTACACCGTCGAAGAGTACTTCGCTCGCCTCGGTGGAGCCTACAATGCTCAAGGTGAAGCACCGCTGCAGATCCTCATGAACGATGAGATCTTAGTGTTCGACAAGGACGATCTCGGTCGTGCCTTCTTCACCCTTGACGGAAAGGTGCTGTAATGGGAAAGAAACTATCTCAGCAACAAAAGTGGGAACGTAACCTCCGTTCCGCGCGCATGATTCGCGCAAACGTGAACGGTCTCATTGCTGATGGCATTGCTGAAGATGAAGATGTCATGGATGAATATTCTGGCATTCTAGCCGAGTGGATTTTCCGTAATCCTGTTCGGCATTCTGGATATATTTCAGTCGAAGCTTTAAATTCATCTAAGACTCCTACCGACGACCATTACTTCGGTCGTAAATCTTCTGGCATTTTGCTTTATCGATACGCCCTTCGAGGTGCATCGATAAAGCGTCTTGCATATATTATTGCTTCTCGATCACGTTGCCATCAAGTTACTTCAACAGAAAATACTGAGCTTAAGAAGCACGACACGCACGCCCTTCTAAAGCCAAAACCTGTACAACAAGCCGAATATGAAGCAGCTAAGATTATAATGGTTAAGAAGAAAATTACTATGTACATTATTGATGATATTCAGTATAGTACACTTACTGATGCTGCACTGGCTCATAATGTTGGCTCAATGACTGTTAAGAACAGGTGCACTCGAGATAAACGTGGTAAGTTTCCGAATTGGAAGTGTGAAATTATATAATGATTAAAACTTATACCGCTACTGTCCTTCAAGATTTTATTGATAGGCGTCAAGAACGTATTGATGAAGATGATCGTACAGATGTAAACCCGTATTTTCAATGGGATGCCGAGTTTGTCGAATGGCACCAAAGTATTACTGATCCTATGCAAGCGATGTACGAAGGTTATGAATACGATACCACTCACGAAGTATATGGTAATCTCGACTATAAGATGTATTCGAAAGAAGGTGTAAAGGTTAGTTCTTATATTCAAAAGCAGATTGCTGATGGTAAGATCAAGCATTTAGTTGTCTGGAAATGGACAGACGGCTATAAACAGTTGTACTTAAATCAAGAAATTAGGTATACTATCCTAGGAATTGTTTCTGCTGAAGAAGCTTTGACAAAAATAGTAAACGGTCGTTTTAATTTTGAAGAGGTTACAAATGTCTAAAGAACGCGAATCAATCCGAGTCCTCCAAGAATGTGCTGAAGTTCAGCTGAAGAAGTCAAAAGACTATCAGAATGATGCGAGTCGCATTCGTCAAGCTGACTACTATCCTCGTGGCGTAGCAACCATCACCGATCTCATCTATGCCAAGACTCTGCGTATGCAGTCTGTCATCGAAGCCATGGAAAAAGATCCTACGTACAAGCCTAACTTCGAATCGATCGAAGATTCGGCAATGGATCTGATCAACTACGCATCGTTCGTAGTATCCTATTGTCGTGGCAAGATGGACGGCCAATCACCTGATCGTGACTTTCTCAACCGTCCAGTAGGAGCGATGAAGAATGTTGAAGGTTGAAGATATTCGTAAACACTTCATCAACGAACTTCTCGACGATCATTACGTCACAGACAAGACTGGTGTCAAGACCATCGAGATGATTGGTGCTACCTTCGAAGCAGATGAACCAACCATCTTCGGTGAAGTCAATGAAGAGTATGTCGAGCGCGAACTTCAATGGTATCAGTCGATGTCACTCAGTGTTAACGATATTCCTGGTAAGACTCCTGCAATTTGGCAGCAAGTCGCTGATAAGTATGGCTACATCAACTCGAATTATGGTTGGGCTATCTGGCATGAAGATAACTTCGATCAATATAATCATGTTCTGAAAGAACTTCGTGATAATCCAAACAGTCGTCGTGCTGTGATGATCTACACTCGTCCTACGATGTGGTACGACTACAACTATAATGGCATGTCAGACTTCATGTGCACCAATGCAGTACAGTATATGATTCGTGACGATCAGTTGGTAGCCATAGTTCAAATGCGGTCGAACGACGTTGTCTTCGGCTATCGCAATGACTATGCGTGGCAAAAGCACGTCGTCGATAAGCTGGCTGCTGAACTCGGTATCAACAGCACTAAGATTATCTGGCATGTCGGTAACCTCCATGTATATGAGAGGCACTTTGATAAGGTAAAGTAATGAAAGACGTTTTATATTATTCTTCCATTAGCGGCCACAAGATCAGCGACGATGTTGTGGTCGTTGGCTTGTGTCCATCGAGCAACGATGTTCGTTCGAGATCTGACACATACTGGAGGCTGAAGAACTGGATGAACATCGTAGGTCAATACGACTATGATTTCTATAACGTGATTCCTGACATTGTCGATGCAGAACCGAAGATGACGAACGTCAATCTTAACGATATAAATACTAAGCTAAGCAAGTTTAAAGATAAGAAGGTGATTGCCCTTGGCAACTTTCCTTCGAAGGTTCTCGATAAGCTAGGCATTCACCATCTCAAGATCGGTCATCCTTCGATGCGTAATAGAAAGTGGAATGACTTTCGTAACGTAACGATGACTCTTGAAAATATGAAAGATTACTTGCGTGGAACTCACTGAATATTATGACGAGTACATCCGATATTTCTATCTAGCAAAAGATCAGCAAGCCAAGTGTAATCTTGGTTCTGTTCCATACCTCGAATCAAATATGAACGACGACCTTCTCGAGAACGTAGAGCTCTATGACGTCGTCGAACGTAAGTTTGCGGGCTTCTCACAAAT